ATATTCGTCATAAACTTTGGGATCATACTGAAGCTCCCCGCCAGATGCCTCCTGTAGACGCATCGCGCGACCTTCGGGAACTAAATCCCCTTTCCAGCTATAAAGCGAAGCCAAACGAATACCTGCTGCTTGTGCAAGTTTTGTTTTTGAACCGAAATACAAAAGAGCGTCAGTTTTAAGCATTTAAAACACCTTAGCTGTTAGCCATGGCTAACAAAATAGATGTTAACAAAAACATAGTCAATACGATTTAGCATTAGCTAACTATGGATACAAAAAATTTAACCATCGGCGAACGCATTAGGTATCGTCGGAAAAACCTCAAACACACCCAAAGGTCTCTTGCTAAAGCCCTGAAAATCTCCCATGTGTCTGTATCACAATGGGAACGGGATGATAGTGAACCTACAGGGAAGAACCTTTTTGCCCTCAGCAAAGTATTGCAATGCTCACCAACATGGATTCTATTTGGCGATGAAGACAAGCAACCAACACCACCTGTTGAGAAGCCGGTTGCCTTAGCCCCCAAAGAACTAGAGCTCCTTGAGCTGTTTAATGCACTGCCAGAATCAGAACAGGATACCCAGCTCGCCGAAATGCGAGCTCGAGTAAAAAATTTCAATAAACTCTTTGAAGAATTACTAAAAGCCCGTCAGCGGACAAATAAAAGATAACATCATCAATGAGTTATCTTTTATTATATCAATTATGTTAGCCATAACATACAAAATCACTTGACCAATATGTTAGTCATGGCTAATCTTGTTTACATCAACACACCGCACGGTGTTCTCAGCAAACAGTTCCGCCACCCCGGCGTTAAGGGGAAATGAGGTCAGCATGGATACTATCGATCTTGGCAACAGCGAATCTCTGGTATGTGGCGTGTTCCCCAACCAGGACGGCACATTCACCGCGATGACGTATACCAAAAGCAAAACGTTTAAAACCGAATCTGGCGCGCATCGCTGGCTGGAAAGAAATTCAGGTGAGTAATATGGATTTCGACGCAATCATGGAAAAGGCTTACGAAGAATACTTCGAAGGCCTTGCCGAAGGCGAAGAAGCTCTCAGCTTCAGTGAGTTTAAACAGGCGCTTTCCAGTTCGATAAAATCTAACGGCTAACGGGGTTAAAGATGGAATTTAAAGATTTACCACTATCAATCCAGGAGATTGCAGCACAGACACTCCGTCAACACCTGAACGAACTTGCATTGGAATCGGTAACGAAAAAAGACACTGATAATATGGCTCGTAATGTGCGCGATGCGTTTACCGGATTGTACTCTGTTTCGGTAACAAACAACCAGGATACTGAAGAAGCTGCAAAGCGGATTACCTCGGCGATGGGTTTTCATGTCGAGGAAAAGTATTCAAAAAAAGAATTCTGGAAAATGGCCAAACGCATCGCAGAGCGAGGTGAAATGCTCTCTGCATCAGGGGATTCATTTTATAACGAAAAAACTGATAACTCCTGTTTGCGTGAGTTGCTCTCGCTGCTTGATAAGTTCGGAATAATAATGACCGGCACTGCTCTGGCTGATTTCACTTATAGCGCAATTTGTCATAATGGAGAACCATGTCCGCCAGAATTAATAATCACCCCCGGCAATCATCCGAGGGTAAAAATACGAGCGATTCAGGAGCACTGGTTTAATCCAGTTCCACAAGACGAGGACGCGGTAAAACCTCTATAGGTTCCGTATAGCCTGACGCTCTTTTGGCATTGAGAATTTTATTTAACTTGTCAGCCTGATACTGACTTGGTTTCACAAATATCCCATCAAGTTTTGATATATGGAATACACCGTGTTTCGGGCAATCAAAAATATAATAACCATTCTTCTCTGAAAAATCAGACGAAGAATTACAGACTGGGCATAGTTTTGTTGGCATTTTATCCTCCATTGGGATGCGGTTAAAAATGGAGATCAACACGCTGTCACGTGTGGTCGTGCGCCGGACACGGATAAGAATCCGGCACTGACAGTTTACTGAAAGGATATATCCCTGAAAAGTCAGGGCATAACGCGAAAGCGCACGGCGAGGTTGATGGTTCATAGATAGCCTGTCGTTAAATTTAATTCGACCGTGCGCTTCTGGTTGTGGCACTCCGCGAAATGGCGCGGCGGTAAGTATGGCGAGGCTATCCTTTCCTCGAGATAACACCGGGTTGTCAGGTTGACCATACGCCTGAGTGCCCCCCCCGCTGCAACAACCCATGTAGATTACCTTTTGGCGGCATCAGTTTCATTGCTGGCTGATGTCCGCCCTTTTTAAAGTGAATTTTGTGATGCGGTGAATGCGGCTCAGCGCACGCGGAACAGTTAAAAAGGCCAGTTGACTTCCGTATTGGTTCTTATGGGTGGGTTCTCTGTATCCGGCGTTAATTGTTAACTGGTTAACGTCACCTGGAGGCACCAGGCACCGCATCACAAAATTCATTGTTGAGGGCGCGATAATGGAAACGTTATTACCAAACGTTAATACATCTGAAGGTTGTTTTGATATTGGCATTCAGCTCAGTAATAAAGACTTCACTGAGGATGCCATTAATATGAGGAAATATGAACCTTATCTTCTCAATGATAATTCCATGCTTTCCCGACTCGCCCTCCTTAAACTTGACATTTTCCAGGAGAAAAAATCATGGGTGTAATGTGGGCCTCAGTCATGCTTGTTTTTATGGCTAACAGCGAACCGGTTGATATGGTAACGGGTATTTATGACAGCAAGGAGGAATGCATTGCCGCAATGAAAGAACAGAAAATTCCCGGTAACTGTTATCCGGTAGAAAAAATTATACACCAGAATTTTACTGAAACACCTGCCTCAAAATCCTGAGTGCGGTAATTCAAAAATCAGATTCTTTTTATATATGCCAGCAATGGCAGGGATTTGTTCACCATTAAATCTTTAATGAGGTTAAAACAAAATGAGTAAAGTCTTTATTTGCGCCGCCATTCCGGACGAACAGGCAATAAAGGAAGAAGGGGCAGTTGCTGTAGCCACTGCCATTGAAGCCGGTGACGAACGCCGCGCCCGTGCCAAATTTACCTGGCAATTCCTGGAGCAATATCCGGCTGCTCAGGACTGCGCTTATAAATTTCTTGTCTGCGAGGATAAACCCGGCATGCCCCGCCCTGCTATCGACTCCTGGGATACCGAGTATATGCAGGAAAACCGCTGGGATGAGGGATCGTCTTCCTTTGTCCCGGTCGAACCAGAGCCGAATACAGAAATTGTTAACTTTAATCAGTTATCCGACGACAAACAGGCCGCTGTTCTCGTTAAGTTTGGCGCACATGAAAACGTCACCGTGGATATGGTCATCAACGCAAGCGGTCTTCTTGGCGATGACGACATGATGACCTTTGACGGACACCTCGCAGAGGCAATTATCCGGACTAAAGAAATTAACGCCATGTATCCGGAACGTCAGATTGAATACATCAACGATGCCAGACGTGATTTAAAACCAACCGCCAAATGGCCCGACGTTCAGGCATATTTTCTCGACCGTAAAAAACGCCAGGAAAAGGAGCGCAAAGAAGGTGGTGCATATACTTCTGTTGTTGATCTCGCCCGCGCCAAAGTTAACCGGCAGAACACTGAAAACTCAGCAGGAAAAATCAACCCCACCACTGCAGCCATTCGTCGCGAATACAAGCAGACATGGAAAACGCTGGATGAAGAACTGGCCTACGCTCTGTGGCCTGGCGATATTAATGCCGGAAACATTGACGGCAGCATCCATCGCTGGGCAAAAAATGAAGTTATCGACAAAGATCGCGAAGACTGGAAGCGCATTTCCGCATCAATGCGCAAACAACCCGATGCCGTTCGCTACGACCGTCAGACTATTTTTGGCCTTGTCCGTGAGCGTCCGATCGACATTCACAAAGATCCCGTAGCACTGAACAAATACATCACTGAATACCTGACTACCAAGGGCGTGTTTGAAGATGACGAAGGAACAAATCAGGGCACAGCTGGCACTCTCCCGTCGCCAGTACCAGAAACTGATGCAGTGGAAACGGCAATGCCGGACAACGAAAAAACCGAATGCGAAGTGGAAGACGAACCATCTGTAGAGCGTGAGGGACCGTTCTACTTCCTTTTCACCGATAAGGACGGCGAAAAATACAGTCGCGCAAACAAACTTTCTGGTCTGGAAAAAGCACTGGCCCTGGGAGCTACGGAAATCACAAAAGAGGAATACTTCGCACGTAAAAACGGCACGTACTCAGGTTCACAACAAAATACTGGTGCATCTGACACGATCGCACAACCAGAGCCGGTAAAAGTTACCGCTGACGAAGTAAACAAAATTATGCAGGCAGCCAATATCAGCCAGCCTGACGCCGATAAGTTGCTTGCTGTATCACGTGGTGAATTTGTTGCAGGGATTAGCGACCCGAATGATCCGAAATGGGTGAAGGGGATTGAAACCCGCGATTCAGTGAATCAGAACCAGCAAGAAACGGAACAGAACGACCAGAAAGCGGAAAAAGTCTGCACCGCCTGCGGTCAGACCGGCGGCGGCAACTGCCCTGATTGTGGTGCGGTGATGGGCAACGCAACATACCAGGAAACATTCGATGAAGAGAATCAGGTTGAAGTTCAGGAAAATGATCCGGAGGAAATGGAAGGCGCTGAACATCCACACAAGGAGAATGCTGGCAGCGCTCAGGACCACGCCAGCGATAATGAAACTGGCGAGACGGCAGATCCCTTAATTGCGGTGAACGGTCATCACGTTATCACATCCACCAGCAGAGTGTGGACTCACCTGTCGGTCGACCTTGAAACGATGGGAACAAATCCTGATGCACCAATCAACTCTATTGGCGGTAAATTCTTTGACCCGGCAACCGGAGAGATGGGGCCGGAATTCAGCAAAGCTATCGATCTGGAAACATCTGGCGGAATCATCGACCGGAAAACAATAAAGTGGTGGGCGAAGCGATCACGCGAAGCGCAATCTGCCATTTTTACCGATGAAATCCCGTTAGATGACGCTCTACTGCAATTACGGGAATTTATCAACGAAAACTCCGGCGAAAGCTTTGTCCAGATCTGGGGAAATGGAGCCAACTTCGACAATGTGATTTTACGCCGTTCATATGAACGGCAGGGGATCCCCTGCCCGTGGCGTTACTACAACGATCGCGATGTGCGCACAATTGTTGAACTGGGAAATTCCATTGGCTTTGATGTCAGAATGGCTATTCCATTCGAAGGTGTACCCCACAATGCACTTGATGATGCACGTCACCAGGCAAAACAAGTTTCAGCAATCTGGCAAAAACTGATCCCGAGTCAGGCTGATTTTTAATGTTCAACCCCGGTCGTCGCCCACCAGCTATAGTGGCGGCGACCATGATTAGCGAACGACGCTCATGGCAAGACTTATTCTGCTCACTGAGTGGGCAAAAGAGGAATTCAGCGATCCGGTCCCTACTCCAGGCACGTTAAGTAAATACGCTAAAGCCGGAATGATATTTCCTCTCCCCAAAAAAGTTGGAAGACACTGGCGAGTGGATCCGCGAGCTCGCTTTGTCGGAATGGTAAACAAGCCGGAGGTGATCGCCACAGATCACCCTGCTTTGAAGAGGATACTGGAAGATGGCGCGCCCGCGAAAATATAAAACCGATGTTCCGGGATTGTCTCCATATTTTGACAAAAGAAATAACAAAGTTTACTGGCGTTACAGGCATCCCATAACAGGCAAAAATCACGGTCTCGGCAGTATTGACCAGAAACTGGCAGAAACTATTGCAGCAGAAGCGAACAGCCGTCTTGCCAGGCAGCAAATGGAACAAATGCTCAGTCTGCAGGAGAAAATTATTAGAGATACCGGCGGTTCATCAACTGTTTCCAGTTTTCTGAATAATTACAGAAAAATTCAACAGGAAAGATATGAAAACGGAGAAATCAAACTCAACACGCTGAAACAAAAAGCGGCCCCTCTCAGAGTATTTGATGAACGTTTTGGCACCAGACCGTTAGATGCCATAACCGTAAAGGATGTGGTATCGGTGCTGGAAGAGTACAAGACCAGAGGACATAACAGAATGGGACAAATTTTCAGGAAGGTACTGATCGATGTTTTCCGGGAAGCTCAGCAAACAGGCGATGTCCCGCCAGGCTTTAACCCTGCAGAATCGGCAAAAAAACCACAGGTGCGGATATCAAGACAGCGACTGACTTTTGATGAGTGGGTGATGATTTATAACGCAGCGGAAAAGGATGGTTACTTTTTACAGCGCGGTATGCTGCTGGCACTGATGACAGGCCAGCGCCTTTCAGATATTTGCAAAATGCAATTTTCGGATATCCGGGATGGTTATCTTCATGTCGAACAGCAAAAAACAGGAGCCCGGATTGCCATCCCTCTGGCTCTGCGCTGCGATAAATTAAATCTCACTCTGGATGATGTGGTGTCATCCTGTCGCGATTGCGTTCTTAGCCCGTGGCTATTGCACCACCATCACGCGAAAGGGACAGCTAAGCGCGGCGGGATGGTTAAACCAGCAACGTTAACCGTTGCATTTAAAAAAGCGCGGGATTCTGTGGATTACAACTGGCGTGCTAATGGCACCCCACCCTCTTTCCATGAGCAGAGATCTTTATCAGAAAGATTGTTCAGAGAACAGGGAATTGATACCCAAATTTTGCTGGGTCATTCGAATCAAAAAATGACCGATATTTACAACGACGCACGCGGTAAGGAGTGGAAAAAACTGGTTATTTGA